TTAGGTTTTTTAAGCTAGTGCAGCCAGTTAAAAGACCGTCAATACTCTGTTTTCGATAATTGTTGGGTGCAAACTCATATAAATCCGTTAATTTTTTGCATCCTTTTATGCAGTTTTTTGGGATGTAATAATTGTAATTTGGAGAAAAAAGTTGTCTTGCAGAAATTAGCGTTTCTTTATTTAAAGAAAAAAGTCCGTCAGGGAAAGACTTGACGCCCAAATTTGGGGGTGTGCCAGCGTTAAAGAATTTGTCAAAGCACCCCTTCGCAAAGACGCCATCGATTACAGTTCCAGCCACAGAAGGGAAAGGTGTAAGAATTTGCGCTCCAGTTAAAGAAAATATACCGCGGATGTTAGTTGGGTCTTGGGATTCATCGCTTTGGTTTGATCCCCACAGATAAAACGCGGGCCAATATTCGCAGGCGCAATTAATCGTATATTCGCCTGCTGTCGCATATTCGTGAATTGAATCGCTTTTTTTTGACGAGGGTATTAGTAAAGTTTGTTGTCCATCACCCCAGTCTATAAATACTGGGCTACGAAGGAGCTGGTTATTAGCGAGATAAATTGGGACGGATGCATAAGGAGCTCCCATGTTTACCGTTGTTATTTTGAAGGTAAAAATCCCGGCTGATTGTATTGAGCTTGTGGGTTCACCAAGCAACGCTTGACCAAACATACATCACCTCTGCTATGACAAATCAATGTAAAATGCGCCAGATATGCTAACCGTGCCGATCCAGTTCAATGAGTCTTGAAATTTTAAGAAGTTAAGAACATTATACCCGTTCACTAGCGTTGGGAACTGTTGTCCTGCCCAGTACATATTGGGCCATGTGATGCGACTTGTTCCGTCATAGTACAAAACCAGCGTGATAATTGCCCCTTTCCCCGCTGGAGGATTGGAAATCGCAATCGTCGTGTTCTCTTTAATCTGTACATAGAAAAGACTTCCCTGCGCAGGGTCAAGAGTTATGTTCGCTCCAGACAAAGTCGTTATAGTAGCATATGGTCCTTGCGTGAAAGTCTTGGCGCCGGTGATGGTTTCGGCGTCCGCAGTGTGCACGACTGAGGCGTCATTCTTTTTGACAGAAGCCATCACTGACCGGATAGCGTCATTAATGTTTTTGGCCGGGCAATGCTCCGCGATATCGATTCCATCAATCGTAGTATTTTCGTCGGGAGTGGCCGACCAATCCTGTACTGCCATATCTGCTACCTCCTTTTAATTTGTCTTCCTGACAATCGCCGGTTTCTCTGGCCACGGGACAGTGTCATCCGTCCATGGGAATCCGGCCTTGCCGGTGATATCCCGAAGCTCCTGACGGTACTTCTTCACTGCGGCGAGACTTTCTTCTGTCAGATCTGCGTAGTCCGGCTGGAAGACGTAGTCCGTTTCTGCAAGGCGCTTGTTGCGCTCTTTCCGGAGTCTGTGCTGCAGCGCCTCGGGAGAATTATACATCGCCCAGGACGCCTCTTCGGCGATTTCGGCTTCTTTATCCACGGTGGCTTTAGCCCGCTGCCACGCCAGATAGTACGGGTACACGAGGCGGCCGTACTCCTCCTGTGTCAGTTTTACAGGCTCAGTGCCGTCGTTCCTGTCGGCTTCGCCCTTTTCGCCGTCCCAGACGATGGAATAAAAAGATTCCGCTTCAGCCACGCTAGGCATAGCAACGGTATAGCCTACGCCATCCACCACGACAGTTTTATCGGGAATAACGACCGTGATTTTCACTTTTTCCCTCCAGTGACTACAAAATGGACTGAATCAAACCCCTCATCCTCTGTCGGGTACTCCTGCCGCGTGCAGGCCTGATAGAAATTATCCCTGCTGATTGGCCACTCCCTGGCGATGTTGCGCTCGGCAGCCTCATACATGGGGCAGAGCAGGTAGACGCAGTGGATATGGTCAATGCCCCGCTTTTTCAGGCCCGCAACTATAGCCTTGCGGCGTTCTTTATCTACGGCGCCGTCGTCAAGATAAAAATCAAAGTCTGTTATGCATCTCCAGGCTCTGGCTACAGCGTTAAGATACTCATCAAGCCCTTGCGGGTCTGTGATGAACATCCATCCGGCCTTCTCCACGTCAGCCTCTCCATAGCGACGGGATAGCCAAGAATCGAACGAAAAAACCGCCGCATCCCGGCCTCCGCAGTACGTCGACTTGCCCGATGCTGGAATTCCTGCAACAAACACAAATTTCATTCTACACCACCTTCTGAATGAAGCAGAGCGCGTAAAAAGGAGGTCTGTTATCGAAACTGTTGCCTGCGTACGACCCCCAGGCGCTGTGATTGTGCCCCCACGACGACCCCGAATTGGAGCTGTACACGTTGTAGTTCCCCCAGTCGCGGCTGCTGATGGTAGTCAGCCATCCACCGCCGTTGTACCATGAGCCGCCATGGGCACCCTGCCGGCTAATCCAGTGATTATGGTACGGCATTTCGTTCCAGGACAGGACGTGAGAGCCTACGGACACAGATACCGAACCAGATGGCGTGACGCTTGCATTGCCGCCGGTGCCGTCAACCTTATAATCGCCTCCTGCACCAACAACAAAACGATTGCGCAGGTCTTTTGTACCCGCCTGCCCGTTGCAGAGGGCCCACCCCGTGGGAATATCCGCCGTTGTGCCGCTCCAGAGCGCGATCGTGCCCTTGGGAACCTTGTGCTTGTCGAGGTCACCGGAGACGTCGGCTATCTGTTTAAGCGCTGATTCGATTTTTGCCGCCACATCGGCGTGCTCCTGCGCGATGTCCGCCATGAGCTGCCTAATCGCGTTGTTGACGTTAGACGGAAGACACCCCTCCGCTACGTTAATACCGCTGATGCTGGTGTTCTGATCCGGTGCTGTATTGTAGTCTGCGACTGACATTATTAATCACCTCCACTTTTTCCCATGACATCGAGAAGTCCCACCAATCCCCCCAGCCCGGTCTGCAGGTAAGGAGCAGACGCAAGATATTCTCCGAGCATTTTAGCTTTTGGATACGCTGCTGCGGCCTTTGCCAGGCCCGCACCCGGGAGTAAATAGCCGGCGCCATCTGCCGCTCCCCGGATAAGACCACTCACAAGCTCCTCCGGAGTGCCTTTTTCAGGCTTTGGAAGCCCGAGATAATCTGAAAGGGTTGTTCCAGGTTTGGCGAGGCCCAGGGACAGCCCGTCGAGAGCCCCAGATAACAGAGATCTGGCACCGATGCCTATCTGACGGAAAGAACGGGAATACACATTGCTGTCTGCTCCAGAGGCATCATCCGGAATCTTCGCAGGCAAACCTAATCCAACCCCCATAGCTGTCCCTGACGTTTTTTTTGTCTCTGTCGTATTGCTTTTTTGAGAAGCTTTAGATAGGTTGTTTTCCAAGGGCATACCTTCGACAGCAGAAAATTCCCCGTCGCTGCGTACTAATAGGTCAGGGGACCCTGACCGCCTGACGAGAGATGGAGGGACAGGGGGTCCTCCCAAGGTCCATGCCCGCCCTAAAGATTCAGGGTAGATACTTTTCAAGTAACTATCTATGAATCTTTTTTTTGTTTTGTCGGCAATGTATCCGGTAGTACATACGATACCGCCATCTGGCCCTTTCATGAATGGGGCTACGAAATATGTGTCTGGATTGACAACCATTCCTATGGATTTTCTTCCAAGGTTTGGATTCCTGCTGGGGAAATTTGGCATTGGCCTGATATTTGGAGACATTCCCAGCAGAGCGACCTGATTTGTGTAGTCGTATATAGATTCATCCCTGAAGTCAGGCATATGGTTGAGGGCCCCATGGGTTCCAAACCTCATATCGTTCGTTGTTATTTCGGGGAACTTAGCCTGCATTGCCTCCCAAGCTTCGGGATGAAGCGTCCCGACTTTTGAATTCTTGCGTCTACCCGTGTCTATCCCATATTTCACATCTCTGAAAAACTTACTGCGGAAGTGAGGAATTATAGCTGCTTCCGCCTCTTCCGGCGCAGCAGCTCCTCCAGCCATGAGGCCGAGGAGCCCTCCCGGCACTTTCCACCACATCCCCGCCATCTACCGTCCCCTTTTGAGAAGCTCATCCTCAACCCAGGCGTTCTCCCCCTGACGCATCAGCCCGAGGAGCCCCCTGGCAGGGTTGCCGTTCCTGGCAGCGCTGTCAGCCAGGAAGGCTATCCTGGAACGAATTCCGGGGGAAGTCAGAAACTGTTTACCTGCACCAGCGGCAAGTCCAGCCTTCAGGCTCCCCGTCCCGGCGGCCGTAATCATGGCAGCCAGCCAGTCCATCATCCCTTTGTTGCCGTTTCTCAGCACGGAACGCTCGATATTGTTCCCGAGGTCCATCAGGGCCCCCTCTCGCGCGTTCAGTTCGTGTACGCTCCGCCCCCCTGAGAGAGGGACTATTTCCCCGTCCGCTATGGCCCGTTCGAGAGTGTCAGCTATGCCGTTGCGCAGTTCGTGAGCGATAGCTTTGTTCGCCTCTATATTCCCATTCGTGCTCGGGCTGGCGTTATTCTGGTACCGCTTTTCAAAGTTACGGTATACCGCTTGCTTCGTCGCCTGGGCTTTGGCGATGTCTCTATTGTCGTCGCCGTGGGTAACGTACCATTCCGTCACGGCATCGTCATAGTTGTTCAGGTCTTTTAACGGAGTCGCGTTTTCCGCCAGCTCCTCCCTGCGCGGGGACGCGCTGACAGCTTCAAGGATTTTATCCGTGTCCACTGTGTAACCGGCCTTCGCCGCGGCTTCTTCGCTGGCCCTCAGCTCATCACCAAGGGCGCCAAGTTTCCTGTATGCCTTCCCGTACCCACTCCTGGTAACAGGGATCCTCTCCTCAAGACCGACGGAGAGCATGTCCTTCACCTCTTGGGGTGAGTATCTGGCTTTACTGTTGTTGCTAAAGCCTGTGTTAATGCCGAGAGCGCTCTGGTAGAGTCTCTCGGGAAGAGAGAACCCGAGACCCTTCCGCGTGGCGAACTCTCCTGCTTTGGAAAGCACGGACACTGGATCTGTGGCGGCCGCCAGACTGTTAGCCGCCCCCGCAGCCTGGCTGAGGGCGGAACCAGCGCGCGTTGCCGTACCGGCTCCTCTGGCGAGCCCCCTCAGCGCTCCGGCCCCTCCGGTCAGTACAGTGGAGACATCGGCGAGAACGCCGGCAGGATCGGACGCGACAGAGTACTTCAGCTTATCAATAGAGCCATAGCGGTCCTTAAAGAACTGAGTCATGGCGTCCGCGTTATCCTCCCATTCCTGCCGGCCGGGAATCAGCTTCGCCGCATAGCCCCCGGCAGTCTTTCCGAGAGCCTTCGCCGTGTCCACGGGATGCAGGAAGGCATCAGCCGTATCGGTGAGTACATTGACCGCTGACGCAGGCAGATTGCGCATGCCGTTGAGGAGCGCATCCGTCCAGGTAAGGCCCCCCGCTGCGTTTCTGTGGGGAGCAGATGCTGGCTGATATTTGTCTCTGATGGCGGCGATTTCAGCTTCAGTAATGTCCGCGGGGACCTCAGCTTCACGCCCGTCGGGGAGAGTGATGATTCTGTAACTGTCAGTCATGGCCTTTTCCTCGTCAGTTCAGCAGATTGCCTTTTCTGTCCATCCTGAGTCGTGTTTTCTGCCCTGATGCTGGGGCTATTACGGTGCCCCCAGATGCGGGAACGGTTTCCCGCAAAGCCGGCGAATGGGAAGCCGCTGCAGGCACTGAATTGAGCCAGGCTTCGGCCTCTCCGGCAAGCCCCGTATAGGGATCGTAGATAATGGTATCAATATCTTTTGGGCTGACTCCGAGAGCCTCCACCCTGCGGCGATAGTACGTCTCAAGGTCCTTCTGCACCTTCTCCTGGTTCTTAAAGGTGCCGAGCGCCAGACGGACAATCTTCCGCCTCTGCTCATCGGAAAGCCTTTCGCCGCCGATGACCTGATGCAGATAGTTCTGCACCTGCGTAGGGACGCCTTCCGTGGCCTGCCCTGTTCTGAACTCGCTTTCGCGCACAACAGACTGTGGATCAAGAGCCTTCATAAAGGCGTACAGCATGGCTACGTCATCCACGCCGTTTCCGCCTTTTGCGTAGGTAAGCAGGTTGGCCAGATTCTCTCCGTATCCCCTGTATCCCCGGCTCCTGTCCCAGAAGGCATCTCCGAGCGTATTGCTGCGGGTGAACTTGGTTGCGTCGTCCTGACGGGCAATATCGTCTTTTCTGTTGCTGGCAGCCGTGATGGCGTTGCGCTTCTCCCGCAGAGAATTAATGATGGCTTCTGTCTTCTGCCTGCTCTCCGCATTCGGTGCACTGGCAATAAGAGGCGTGAGCCGCTGTATTTCTGCATCAATCGAATGGACATCGGCGTCAGGGGAATACGGGGAGCGGTTCTGCCCGGAAGTACGGCCTCTCAGCATTCCCAGGATCTGACTCTGCTCCCGTTCAAAGCGGGATCTGAGTTTCGACATAAAGGCCGGATCTTCCTTGAGCTGGTTGATGAACTCGCTTGGGTTGGCCCTGTCTGCATACGTATTCCGGACAAGAGATTCGAGCTGCGTCTCCGGATTCTGTGTCTTATCTACACCATTCCAGGCCGCAGAAAGAATGCGGGCCGCTCCGCCAACTCCATGCTGAGCGGCTGTTGAGGCAAGCATCTGAATGAATGCCGGATTCTGGGTAAAGGCGTCCATCCCGGTTCCTTTCAGCCTGGCAAGAACCGGGTCAACGAACTGTTCCCTGAAAAAGGTGTTCTGGGCGTCAGCCATCTGACCGCCGAGGGAGCTCTTCGACGCCGCCTCCCATGCTCTATTGAAGGATGGTGTCCCAGGCTGCACAGCCCCGCCCCCCAGCGCCTGATAGAGGCCCGGGTTAGAGCTCTTCAGATATCCGAGGAACTGCCACATGGAATTCCCGGGGAGAGTGTTGAACTGATAGCGTCCATAGGACGTAGAGCCGCCCCTGTCCGGGGAGACCGCCCACGGGTCGCCCCCGGATTCGGACTGAGCCGCTATGCTGTACGGGTCCGATCCATCAGGAATCATAGCCGCTCCGTAAGGCGACGGGCGCATACCCCCCGCCCCAGCCAGCGCAGCGTTGAAATCAGCCTGTCTGGCCGCATTCTCCTGGTCCCTCTGCATCCGCCCGAGGGCCATGCTCCTCGTCAGGTCAAGATTGGTGAGGGCGAGCTGCCTGTTGAATGCCCTGTCCTGCTGCGCGGCATCCCACTGCGCTCTGGCGAAGGCATCCTGCGTTCTCTGTCTGTCCTGCTGGTATCCAAGCATTCCGGCCGTACCCAGTGCACCGAGAGCGTCGAGCCCGCCGCGGCCAAGGAGCTGCCCGAAACTTCTTCTGCCGTTGTTGTTCGCCAGCATGGACAACGCAGTGAGGCCGGCAAGGAAACCAGCGTTGTCTGCAGCTACCCTGCCAAGACTCATCGAGTGGGGGATAGCAGCAGTCTGCTGGGGACCGAGCATAGTACCGAGCAGACCACCAGGCATAGCCTCCTGCTGACCCGGAGTATCATCATACGGATACGCCATTATTTGCCTCCTCCCTTTCCGCCGGAATCCGTTTCCGTGGTGGACGTGCCGGATCCGCCGTAACTTCCGCCTACCAGATTCAGGTAGTTCTGCAGGGCTGTCATGTCCCGCTGCTGATTGTAGTTCCACCTGTCGACATTGGCGTCGACAACGCTCTGGTTGTAATCGTCAAGGCTCGTGCCGGCCTGAGCCAGCTGCGCCGCATCAGTGTATTGCTGATTGCTAAGGGACTGCGCGGGGCTTGCCGCGGCAATCTGGCTGGTGATGCCTTGGTTGTAGGCATTGGCCGAGTTTCCTGCCGCACTCACAGATTGGTTGTAGGCGTTCGAGTACATCTGGTTAGCCAGATTCGTATCAGCTGAGGCAATCGCATTCGCATGGGCTCCAGAGCCATAGCGCCCGTTCTGGCTGAAATTGGAATTGATAGCAGCATTGGTATTGTCCGCCGCTGTCTGGAACAGAGAATTGATGTACGGATTCGTCGATCCCGCGTACTCATTCAGCAGGTTGAGCCCGCTGTTGTTCGCCAGAGCACCGCCATTAAGAATATTGGCCATCGAGGAAGCGGCGTTGTCGATGTTGGCATCTCCATTCGTCGCCCTGTTGGCAATCATCTGCCTGGCCTGAGTTGTGTACCCTGACTCATCGGCCACCGTCTGGCCGGGATAATACTCCCCAGCGAGGCCGCCCGACTCATAGAGCCGCGCCGCTTCGGGGAATACGCCTTTGACTTCTGTTCCCTGGGAGTTTTTTCCCCCGATGAGGTAAGGAATCTGAGCGCTCCACGGAGCCGAGGAGCTCGTGGTCTCGGATTCTCCGCCGCCGCCTTTTCCGCCGCCACCACCCATAGGTGACCTCCTACAAATCCAGTCCCGAGACCGGAACCGTCAGTCTTGTATGCTCAGTGACAAGGCCATCCACGCAGCGATCTTCCTGGAAGACGAAGCAGGAGCCGGGAATCGTGGCCACGTCATGACCGCCCATGAGATGTACCGCTTTCACCGCAGCCCTGTTGGTCATGGGGGTGGAACCAAGAACCCTGTCCAGCGCGAACTCCTTTCCGTTCCTGGCGTAAAGCCATTGGGCAAGCATGCCCACGCAGATGGCGATCTGAAGAGGCATTCCCTCGTAGCGTCTCACTCCGCACGGGAGAACACAGAAGTGCCCCCACGCCGTCCGGCCCCTGGCGCTGTTCAGGGCGCACATGGCAAGGAGCTCACCTTTGAGTCCCACGAAGTAGGGAAGATTGCTGCCGCTTCTGCACCAGCGGACAAAGTCCGGAAGGGACTGCGGCGCCCTGTCATAGAAGAAGGATGCCAGCCGTCCCGATGTCGTGGCTTTCTCCCAGAAGGTCTTCAGAAAACGATTCGAGCAATCATCGATGAAAACATATTCAAGAGACACTAGAACCACTTCCCCAGGTTATAGGCCATGCGCTCAAAGAATCCGGCATCAGGCGCCGGAATCTGCCTTCCCTGCTGATCAAAATATGTTGGCGCGCCCTGCACTGCGCCGATAGGGGAGCCCACGCCTCTCGGGTCAGCCACAGCCTGCCCAGTCCTGGAATCAGAGAAAACTGGCCTCCAGAGGTGAGAGCCGTATTCCACCCTGAACGGGCTGGCATCTGCTGCCGCCCTGTCTTCAGGGCTCATTGAAGCGATACCCGCCGCAATCTGCTCTGGCGTGGCGTCTCTGGAAAACTTCGGGTCCTGGGCCATATCCATGCGGATTGCCCCTTCCGGCGTCTGTCCCATCCAATAGAGGAGGCCTCCAAGTCCGGAAAGATCCACTGGAGCGTCCTGAGCCGGAGCCACGCCCGGGGCCTGAGCTCTGGGAGCCGCTCCGCCCGCGCCTGCGGCCACGGTAGTCTTGCCCGCTGGCGTTTTGTAAAGTCCGCCAAACTGAGGGGAATACTTCCGTTCAAACCCTGCCATGCTACTTGCCTCCCATGAGAGAAGAGACTGCGTTCACACCGGCGCCAACACCAGCGCCGATAGCAGAGCCCACTGGGCCGAACGCAGATCCAATAGTTCCTCCGAGGCCAGCGGCCCCGAGCATTCTGTTCTGGCCAGCTGTCAGCTGACCATTGCCGTTCATCAGACCCAAGAGGCCACCGACGTGAGCAATGTTGCCCATGACGGAATTGCCGCCGGTTGCCTGACCGCCGACCGCCTGTCCCTGCATCTGAGGTATACCGGCCCCCATGCCGGGAGACGTCACGGGGGGCGTCACCTGCCCGGCAGGACTGGAATATTGTCCTGTGGCTGCGGCGCCGATCTGGCCCTGTTTAAGGCCGTTCTGGCGCATGAAAGGATTGTTAAGCTGTGTCATCATTATGGTTCCCCTTATGCTGTGCGCACCCATATATTTACGATGAGGGCGGGCGGCTGAACGGTGGAAGACTTGCCGTAAATAGAATTAGAACGGGATGCGTCAAACTTGAGGTCTCGCTTCGCGGGGCCTTCATTTATGGCGCTTGTTTTCCAGTTGTGGTTGTAATTACCCCAGTAAAAACAACCGATGTCTGGGTAGAGCCCTTGATTCACTCCGTCAGAATTAACGAAGGTCGCCGTACCGGTGATATCCGGCAGTCCGGCCTCCACCGTTTCTCCGGCTTTATGCGTATCATCGGCCCCCTGCAGTACCCGACCAACACCAGTCTTCGCCCACGTGCCGAACCCGAGCAGTTCCGCAGGGTTGGTATCCAGGGTACTGACATAGATGTGCCCCACGGGACATAACGCTTGCAGCTGCGTCATAGCCGGAACCGGATTGTCCACGTTCTGAGCTATAGCGCCGGTGTTCTTCAGGACGCCGGAAATCTCCCACGCCCATACCCCTTCACCGGGGCCGGCAATGGAAAAAGTCATACTGCCCTGCGTCATAGCAGCCAGATACCAGGACATGGCGGAAGCATCGGCGTTAAGCGGCGTCAGCCTCGCTACACGCCCAGGCATACAGAGCGGACTGGTGATAACGGTTGTCCCAGCTTTCGCCGTAAAATTTCCCACATTAAGCGTCTCTCCAGTAAGGGCGGCATTCGCCGCCAAAGCGAGAGCCGTCATCTGTTCTGGTGTTGCCTCCGGATAAATAGCGACCTGCCGCGCCATTACATCCCTCCCTCAGGCTCAACCAGCGCTTCAACGCCGTGAGCATCACGCCACGTCTCGCCGCCGCCAGGAATAACAATGCGGGCAGCCAGATAGTTCGTGCTGAGGTGCTGATAACAGACACCGTCACGGCTCTGTTCCCGCAGGGGGCCGTACTTCGGCTGCTGGGACTGCCTGACGCGGTATATCGGGCAGGCTCTGGCATCGCCACGGTCCACGAGGGGGCGAAGGCCGTGGACCATCATGCGCTCCCCTCCGATTTCCTGCGTCTCGATGATCGCTTCCAGAGGCCGTCCCGAAAACGTTCCCATATACCCATCTTCGTCGAATGCGGCGAGAAGAGCCGAACCTGTCATGAAATCGGGGATATCGAGAGACTTGAAGGACAGAGAATCGAGAGGTCCGTACTTATCAAGGGCGTCCAGAGTTTCGCCCCTGGCGAAATCGCCAAAAATCGTCTGAGCCGACGTCTTGCAGTAGCTCCACCTGTCCAGTGCGTAGGAATAGACGAGGAGCCGGTCGAGTACACGGTCTCCCGCCAGCTTTGAGGGAAAAGCCCAAAGGCAGATACGACGCCCGGGGTCGTGCCATCCGACAATATCGTCCGTCCTTGTGAGTTCGGCCTCAGCAAAAAACCAGTTATCAACTCTCTCTATCCCGACCGGCTTCGTAGCGTTCCCGTCCGTATAATACCAGCCATCGCTCGTGAGATAGATACAGCCTCCGCCAAAATTGACCGGGCTTTTGGGGGCAAGCAGGCCGTGAACTGCGTCTATCTGTTTGAAATTGAAGATATATGGGGCCCCCACATACGCCATGCGCTGGACACTCCGCTCAAGGAACACAATTCCGTCAACGGATCCCACAGCGCCCTGAATGGCCATAACATGACCCCCTTCGGGGAAGTGCTGATAGTCTGATTGTCTGGCCGCGGCGTCATCTGTGCCGGGTTCCGGCCATGCGTCGGGATCGTCCATGGCCGACCACCGTATCCTCCGCCGGTTATCAGAGAGGTCTCCAAGGACCAGAAATTCTTTCACCACGCCCATGCATCGGGCCGCTGGCGCGCCGCTCACCTCGCTGAATTTGGAGAACGTGCCGGATATATCCGATTTGCGCAGCGTCGTTCCATGGAGAAGGTACATCGCCTGTCCCCACTGGACGAAGGATCTGTTCTGCGAAACAGTCTCTTCGTTGAGCTTGGATACCCAGCTTCCCCCCTGGAGCGCGTAGATGCCACCGTCCGAGGACGCCGCCAGAGTCAGAAGGTCTCCGTTGACGTCCTTGACCGTGTACGCAGCAAGGCACCGTCCACCCGGGAGAGGCGGATACGAAAATCTCGAGAAGCCGGGGAAGCTCCGGTAACCCCTCTTCGCCGGAACGACATTACGGGCCTCCGGTGCCTGCACTCCCCGCAAAAGGACGTTGTCAGGTTCCCACGGCCCGAACTCCAGGAGCTGTTTTTGAGCCTTCATTTTACTTCCTCAAAAATCGCCGACTGAGAATCTTCTTTTTCGCGGTACCAGACAGGGGAATCGTCGACGTAAGGAGACCAAAGCCATGTCAGCCGCTCAAAGCGCGTAAATTCCAGAGCACGAAGGAGACCTGGGGCGCGGAGCCCACGACGCCTGTATATCTCTCCCGGCCCCGTTTCTTTGGTTGTGCCGCCGTCCGCGACTGCGAAAACCGTCCCCCTGCGCCATGTCACATTTTCAGAGGAAGCCGCCTCGCCAGCCCCCGGATGAAGGACAGGGCCAGCTACATAAGAGAGCATCCCCGCCGAAAAAGCTTTCTCCAGAGCCTGAACAGCCCTGAGGCGATAAGCAGAGGGAGCCGAAGCGCCCGTTGCCACCACGTTTTTCCTTCGGAGCCCTCTCTGACGAAAAAAGCTGCACGTCTGCGAAGACGTGCCTGTGCCCCTCCCCAGCCTGATAGGCAGAGCTCTGGAGAGACCGGTATTCGCCTCCCGCGCTGCCATACCCGCACCGTTCTGGGAGTACGCCCGGATACGCCCGAGCAACACCGTCCCTGCGGAAAAAGCCGCTGACGGCGCTGCCTGAGAAATCCCGTCCGAGTCAAGAGATACCGGGAAGGAATCTATGTCCGCGCCAAACGCATTATCAAAATCTTCGAGGGTAGGAACTGACATGGCGGCTAGTCCACAGAGAGGACGAATTCGTTGGCGTGGATGATACAGGTATCATTCGCAGAGAAGGCTTTCGGAGTAGTAAAAGCCCCATACCAGACGAGGTTCCCCCCTGTAGCCGCGTCAAAGAGCCCCCAGGCTACAGGCGTGCCCCAGTCGGCCGTGGCCGTGGGGAACTCGATAGCGACGGTATTCTTCACGGTGGTTTCGCCATTGCTATCTGTTGTCGGATCAGAAGCCGGGAATGCCTGTCTCGCGTAGGCACCTCCCGTCACCTCGACGCCAGAATCCGAATCCGTTGGTGCAGTGGTAAGAAGCCCAATATAGTAAGTCCCCACCCCTTTGAGCAGCTCGAAAACCTTACGTTCGCCGTAATTGGTAAGTCCCATCTCATATCCTCCTCATTGGTTTCATCGTGATATTTTTTGGGTATATCGCGAGCGATTCCTGGTGCTGAATGTCTGAAACAGCCGTTTTGTAGTATTGCGCCCACATTTCGACCGGTACAGATCCCCGTGTGAAGACAGCCGACTCGATGAGAGAGCCGTATAGATACAGATCTGGATGCCGTAAAAGGACCTCATTGTCAGGTTGGCGCGTGCCGAGCGGCGGAATTTCAGCGTAGTACGTAAGTTTGAGCGTCCCCGCCTGATCAGGAGATGGGAGGATGAAAAGATTGTTGGCTTCAATCGTGAAGCAATACGGTCTTCCCCTCTGCTCCAAAAGAAGCGCGTACTCGTCTGGAGTGGCGTACCAGAGATTAACCGACCCGCTTTTGTCTGCCGGCGTCCAGACGATATCCCGCATTTCAAGGAAGACGTCCCAGTTGCCAGCGAGGCGGCGCATGGGGAGCTGAATCTGTCCGCTACCGGAAGAAAGCTCAGCATGCGCTCTGTGCTCCATCGCGCGCAGGCGCAACGTCCGGTTCCCGCGCTGTTCCCACAGCCTTATGAACGTTGGGATACGGTCAGCCAGATCCTCACGCCCGAGATAGTCGGCAATTGCCGCTTTAAGGCCTGTAAATGTTGTCAGATCGGTCATCTCCGTCCTCCGGCAAGATATTCAAGCAGTCCTTCGGCAGTGGCGTTGAGCGCCGGACTGTCGGAAAGAAACCTGCCGAATTGAGATAACAGCCCAGATCCATACCGCGCCAAGACGCCACCTGTCGCAGACTCAGCTAAGGCCCCGGATACAGTCCTATTGATGTTTCCGAGCTTCTTTTCGGCATTGTTTCGAGGCATTGGCAGGCCCAGAGCATCAGCCACAATCACTCCCGGATTACGGAAATAATCGTGGGCTCCTCCAAGAGCGCCGTTCACCCAGTTTAAAGGAGTGCGCGCTACATCTGCGATGCTACCCATCCCTTCCGCTACCCCACGCATTCCAAGAAGGAACTGGCGGAGCAATCCAGACTCGGGAATCGACGCCATAGAAGCTGCGGGAATCACAACCGCACCAGAGTTCTTGATTTTACCTGTCTTGGTTGGTATTTGTTTTTTAACGGAATCTCCATCAGCAGAGAAACTCGCTCGCTGCGAAATCGGGCCGTATTTTTCGGTCGAATAAGATACAGGGTGGAATGCGGAACCACCTGGAGATCCCACAGGGCTCTTGGCTTTTGCCAGGAGCCTTTTCCCTTTCACTGGGTTCATCTGATAAAAATGCGTGAACTCATCCCCTGGCTTAAGAGCAGCATTGAATCCCTTGCCTTCAGGTGTAACAACCCCAAGACCGTTTTCTTGCGGCGGATTGTTCTTCGTAATGAATCTAGTGTCACCATATGACAGTGCGTGTATCCCGTTTTCAATTTGTTCAGGGGTCAAGTGATTCCCATGACTGTGCCAGATATGGAATATATCTTGTTCTGAAAGCCCAAGATATGGCGTAGAGAATGAAGGGTCTTCTTTTTGGAGCACTTTAAATGCTTTGTCTGGAATATATGCCCCTTCGGGGATGAAATCTCGCTCAGTAATATCCAGAGTCCCATTCTCGGCTTTGTCCAGAATATCCTTAAGCCTTCTCCCATCCCTGGAAAATACAGGCGGAAGGGCGTTTGCATCCCCTGCAGAGGCCATGGACGCCCCTACCATGAGCGGAATGATGCCAAGTCTCATTACACCCTCTCCATCGTCGTCCTAAACGCCCGGTTCATCGGGTCATTTAAAAATTTTCGCATGTCGTCCTGGTTGTTTAGGATATCGAGGCCCTGCGCCTTCGCTATGTCCACAACGGCCACGGGGATGCTGGCCACCTTCCTGAACGTGGGCGCGATGCGGAAGCCCCGGAAGCGGTCTTCCGTCCTCTCTTCCGCATTCTGACTAAGGATCTCGGTGACGTCCTGCTCCCTTGTCAGAATTCCATCGGGGGTGATGCGGTCGATGACGCCGTCCCCGCGAGCCTCAAGGACGGCGCCCGACACATGCTGGGTTAGCTCGAGCGCCATGACGGCTACACCTTAAGATCGGCCACCATGCCGCTGGATGCGGGGTTCCTGGCCTCGAGGGTGCACTCCACCAGCACCTGCCCCTTCATGCTGTCGCCGGTGCGGGCGAGCGGCTGTTCCTGGAAACCACGGAGATACGCGACCTTCCAGTAGTCAGGGTCGATAATGAACGCGCAGGTTTTACTGTAGGCCTCGTAGGCCTGCACCCTGTTGGGAATAATCTTCAATGCCCCGAAGTCCGACACGTAGACGTCAATGACTCCAGTAGCGCGCTTGGAATCCGCGTTCTCCATTCTGTTGTTGGCCGTTCCGCGAAGCACAGAAGAGAGAGCCACACGGATGTCCGGAGCGCACATGATGCGGTCGGGCTCGCCGCCGGACTCATAGATCTTGGTGAGCACGCCGGTGAAAAGAGTCTGGGTAGCTTCACGGGCCGTGCCAGCCACGCATGCGGCGGAGTCAGAGCCGATAGTGCCGGCCACGTCAGAGTTGGCAGCCAGCATCCAGGTGGGGAGTCCGCGCATGAGACGCCCATCAGACCCATTATCAGACCGGGTTACCTGGTTGGAAATGAGGGCGAGTTCGACGTCCTTCTTGAGCTCTTTTGTTCTCTGGGCGAGCTGATAGTTATACTGCCGGCTGACGCCTTCCTGCTTCACTGCCTGGGCGGTGCCGGACACAGACACAGCCTTAGAAAGGATCTGAGTCTTGTTACTCAGCTCTGTGGTTGTAGACTCACTGAACGTGGTGACGTCAGCACCTTCCGGAGTCGAGTTCACTGCAGGTGTAGCGAGGGTGTCAGTCTGCCACTCATGGAGCGTCTGGATAGCCTTGCTCTTGCCGCACATAGACAGGAAAGGGGTATCGGTGGGAGAGACATCGAAGATGATAGACATCAGGTCACGGGGTTTGCCTTTGATGGCAGAATCCTGAAGCTGACCGGATACGATAGCCATTTTTGCCTCCTTCTTACAAAGAGCCGAGCACGTCGGCGAGAGCCTGCGTGCTTCTCGAATTTTTGCGCAGAATCGCGCGCGCCTTTTTCAGGGAGGCGTTTTCATCGCCTCCGGGATAGCGGCCTCCCGCCTCGACCTTCGGGGCTTCGGCCATTTTCTGCTCCGCCATGCGGCGGGTACCGGCCATGCGGTCATACGCCATGGCTTTGGCGATCAGCTCAACTTCATACCCTTTTGAAATCCGGCCAATGGCGTCCATCGGCACGCCCTGCCCGGCCAGATACTGCGCAGCCTCCTGCGCGAATTTCGGGGCGCTGAAGTCAGATCCCAGTAAGGCTTTCAGTCTGGGTTCAACGGTGGCCATCTCGTTCTGCAGGCTCTGCTGATACTCAGCCTTACGCTGAGCCTGCACTGCCTGAGCAGCCTGCCTGACACGCTCTCCGAGCTGCTGGATGGCCTCCTTGCGCTGGGCGTACTGCCGGGAGAGCTGCACATACGACGCAGGATCTGTCTGGCTGAGCGTCTGCCAGTCGATGCCGGCGTATTCAGCATCCGTGACTGCCTGAAGAAGCTGGTTGGCGTTGGCCAGCAGAGCGCCGGCGGCGTTAATCTGGCGGTCACGCTCGCCTCTGACAGCAGCACCTGCCTGGCGTTCCTGGGCAAGGGCCTGAGCCTGAGCCATCGCCATGCCGTGAACGGCCTGACGGGCTTCCGGGGGCAGCGTACCCCAGGTCCTCTCTTCAAAACCTTCGGGCATGGGAATATCAGCCTGCGCGGCATCTTCGCCTTCTGCGGAAGTGTCCGCGGCGCCAGTGTCTGCCTTGTCGGGGACGGCTTCTTCGGAAGCGGCATCTTCGTGACTGCCGGTGCCTTCACCTGACAGCACGTCAGAGAGATCGTCTGTGGAGCCAATCTCCCGCCCTCTGACGGCTTCGAGTGGAGCACGATCTATAGTGCTGGTATCCGTGCCCGCCCCAATGGTCTGCCCGGAAAGGGCCGGGCCGGGATCTGCTGCCGACGCCTCTGCCGGCATCTCGCTAGCCTTGCTCATGTATGCCTCCTGCTAAAGTCTGATAACTGTTTAGTGTGTCCTGAAGTTGCTCCCGTACTGCCGTCAGTGCTTTCTGCATCAGCCAGAATCTTTCCCTGGCACGGATGTCCTGGGCTTTCCGCCACGAGCTGACGTACCGATAGTCCAGCGCATCGAAGGCCTGCTGGAAGACTGGGGAGTTGATGATGAAAGCCGCCTCGTCGGCCTGCCTCTTCTTCTCTTCCAGATCCGTCATTTAGACCTCCTGCTGTCTGATATTGGTGAGAGCCGGGGCTGTTCCGCCCATGGCCAGCTTCATAGCGTCCAGCTCTTTTTCCGCCTGCAGCTCCTGAGCCTTCAGCTGCGTGTTCGCCTGCATCTTCTGAGCCTGCAGGGCCGCGTCACTCTGGGCTTTGACGGCTTTGCCCTGAGCCTCATTCTGGAGCTGGGCCTGCCGAATCTGCATATCAAGCTGGGCCTTCTGCATCGCCGTCTGGGCTTTGACCCTTTCCGTTTGGACCCTGGCCGCGGTCAGGGGATCCATCTGTCCCTTGTTCTTCTGGCTCTCTATGATCTGCCTCTCAGCGGCTCTGGCATCTTCTTCCGTGCCAAAGAAGCGCTCTGGCGCCTGCAGGCCCGCGGCCTCACACAGCTTATGGCATGCGTAGATGACATGAGAGAGCCTCACGGGAGAAGATGCCCCCAGCTGAGCGATAAAGGCCTGCTGAATCTGAAGGATCTGCTGGAAGGCGGCCAACTGCTTGCTTTTGCTCCCTGTCCCGAGACCGACGGCAACGGAAATGTCCATATCGGGGTCCCATTTTCTGGGATCGAAAGACATGAAGCGGCCCTTCAGCTGCACCTGGACCTCACGGTCCTGGTATCGGTGCAGCAGGTGCAGGACGTAGCGCCCGAGGGGACGGAAAAAAGTCTCTGCGTATACTCTGGCAATTAGCTCGATACGCTGATTTACGGCCTCTTCCTGAATGCTTGCTCCGGTGGCTGTATTTTGGAGGGCGTCGGCTTTTAGCGCCTGCGTCCGTGCCGTGATACCGGTCCTACGCTCCACCACGCTCTCCACGGCAGTGAGGCCGCCCAGCGCATCCTGCGCGCTGGTGTTGACATTAAGCGGAGTGATGGACGCATCGCCACGGCACCTGTAGAGTCCGCCAGCTCTGCGGGATAGGAGAGAATCGTAGTCAATCGACCCGCTCTCGCCCTCGTTGGCCACGAGCTCGCCCTGGTTGGCCAGCACGAGACTGTCCAGCAACTGGCGGGTCATCTCTGTCTTAACGTCCTGCAGGTCAGAGACCAGGTCTGCGAGGCACAGTCCTATGGCCTGGTGAGGCATGGGAACAGAACATGCCGCGAAAAGCGGAGCCCGGTAGAGCGGCCACTCCTCCCAGTCGAGGATGCGGGCAGAGTCCTCCCCGCCCACGTAGGTGACCTTCACCTTTTCAGCCAGGCTGTCACCGTTGATGTCGCAATCAACCCAGGCTTCCCATACCTGGTAAAGACGGGACTCTTTGGCGAGCTCATCTACGTCTGCAGTGTCTTCGGCATTGATCGCCCTGCCGGTGACAGTCTCGGGAGCATCGTCTTCCGTGTCGTAGGCCGGAAGATCGTCCACAGCCTCCGGAGCGTAACCTTCGCGGATAAGATCGGACCGGCTCCTCAGCTCCCAGTGGGCGATAAAACGCGCATGCTCCACGTCCGCAGCATCCGAGGAGATGACCACGCGCTCCGATGGGACGGCATCCAGCCGGATGGATCGGCGTTCCTCTGTCCTGCGGATGTGCAGGTTGTAGAGGGGGAGAGGGCCCTGCCCAATGACTTCCTCGACTTCAAGGTTGTCCCCGTCCTCGGAAATGCCCATAGCGGGATCCATAATGAGAGCCATGGCTTCCTGCTCGGTCAGGCCTTCATACTCAAGGACGCGCGTCTCTTTCTGTAGGGGACAGTGCGCGATACACCACCCCACGCGCTGATACAGACCGTCAGCGAGGATGTCATGCACCAGACGGAACATTTCTCTCCCGAAAATGACGTTGTTGACATAGAGCGTCGCGTCAGCGGCGGCCTGCTCCTGAGCGGGCGTCTTCGGCTCGAAACGGATTATATCATCAGTCGTCGTGAAAACTCTGAACAGGCTCGGTTTTGCCCATTCAACTGCCTCCATGACAGTCCTGTCGACATAGGTCGAGTACCCCTGTTTGGCGCGGGCATCGTCCCCGGCATAGCTATAGCCGAGGTACTTCTTTTTCAGCATGTCTCTCTGATTCGAGAGCTGGCCGCCGGACTTGCCGACACAATGGCTCATCTCGGAGAGGATGATACGGTGCAACCGCGCCTTGACGTCAGTCTTGGATCTCATATCAGGCAAGCCTCGTGATGGAATGCTGGTGGATAGGAGCGAAGGTGCGGCCGCTCACTGTGGCGGCGGCGCTATCGATACCCACAGCGAGATACCGGAAAGCGTCCGCTCCATGAGATGTCCAGTCATGCCGCGGGGCAGAGCGGAAGTCCTGCGCCTTCTCATCCCAGTCACGCTGATACATGCGCAGGGCGTCCAGGCCTGATTCACATTTCTTCCGATCGAACCAGCACCTCGGGAGAAGCATACGAACGGCATTGATGCCGTCGTCTACGCGGGTGGCCTTCAGGATTCTACCGGGGAGCCCAAGCTTCCGCAGAGTCTCAAGTCGTGTCGTGCCTGTACCAAGCTCAGACACGGCAACATCATGCGGGAAAAGGTGCTCGCCATAGACGTAGCCCCTGTCTTTCAGGACGCGGGCGTAGTGGTCGAGCCCGACTCCTGAAGAGGCGTAGTAGTCGATGACGTGCACCTCCTGCCCGACGATTTGAGCAAACCAGATAGCTGTAGAGTCGCTGAAGCCGAGGTCCCATGCCGTGATGACGGCAGAACCGGGATTGTACGGAACCCCGCAGATGCGCCCATCGTGCTCTGCAGACTCCAACAGACGACCGTAATAAGACCCTTTTACCGAGGCCATGAAAGAGCACTCGTACTCCTGCAGGTACTCTTCTTCGGACATCGAGCGGCGCGCTCGCGACAGCGTTTCCTCTGTAAAAAAATGAGTATCAGATGCCTTGAACATCAGCGCCACCCACTGGTCGGGATGCGCCTTGGCCTCCTCCCAGATTGACAGAAGCAGGTTCTTTCCTTTAGGCGTCCCTACAAAGAGAGCGCTGCCCTGCGTAGAGACAAGCATGGGCAGGATGATTTCTGTCCAGACGGAACGTGGCATCTGTGCGACCTCGTCTATAACGACATCGCACAAGTTGAGCCCGCGGAGGGAATCAGGATTCTCAGCGCCATAGAGCCTGATGCGGGCTCCATTGGAAAACTCCACGCTCAACTCCGATATATTGATATTTGCGCCCGCGGCCACAGCGATCTTCCTGATGTAGTCCCAGGCTACGTCCTTCGCCTGCCTGTACGTCGGCGCCAGATATGCCCCCCGGTATGTCTCACCGCCATTCGCGGCATTGCGACACAGCCGGGAGACCGCAAGCACGGTCTTCCCCCACCGACGGTGACAAATCATGACACCGAAGCGGCGGGT